AGTGAAGAACACTTTTACATTGCCGAGGATAGGAGTCTTGAGTCCCTGTTCACGTTCCTCAGATGAAGTTGACTGAGATACAAAGCCATTGTTCTCGTACTGGTCTTGCTCGGCAGTATCAATGAAGGTAGTTAGGTCAAGGTATGTACCCTTAGCACCCTCAAACAGTCGCTCTTTGTCGATCTTTGTTACGTCTAACTTAATGCTTAATCCAACTTTCATACTAATCTCTCCGTCTCTGTTGTTATGGTTTCAACTGCGGCCAGAACTTGCTCGGCCATTGCTTCAATAAACTTCTCATTGCGTCTTGCTCTTACTAGCAGGTGTGGCATTTCTGGGTGGTAAGACATGAAGTCCCAACACTCTCTCCCAGTTATCCACATACATCCCTGCACTTGTTGGTAATACTTTGCCGGTACCTTACCTGCTCTCAGGTAGCTAACGTGTACCGAATCAGAGGGACATTTTATTTCAAGTCCCAGACTGTGGTCTACCACCAAACCATCAGGACTACAGCCAAACTCTTCGCTGTCATCCAGGATGAAGCCTGTCTCTACCACTTCAAAGTCAGTGATAAACTCATACGCTTCCCTAGCTTCTGGCTCCAGTGCGTTCCCTCTCTCCATGTGTTCGTTGGTGAAGAAGGGCTTACTGCGACCAGTCAATCTCTCAGCGATCATCTCGTTAATGTAGGACTCGGCTGAACTTGAGGGCTTACCACTACCAGTGATTAACTTCCCAAACATTGAGGCTGATGGCCTGCCCAGTCTTGAGGCAAGCCACTCAGGGGAACCCTGCTCATCATTTAAGATGATCATTTTACTTTGGCCTGTAGTGCGGCAATAGCTCTGGTGTGGTGTACTGCCAGCATATTATCTACAGAGTCTGCCTTAAAGTATTTCAGGAACTGCTTAACGTCTGCCTTACTTAGCTCAAGCATTGCCTTTATCTCAGCGGCTTGCTCTTCACTTACCACCTCAGTCTTGGTGGACTCTGGCAGGTCTTCACCGGCATAGATGTAGATACCCAGACCAAACATGGCAATACACTTTACTAGGCATCGCATACGAGAGTCACTGACATCACGAGTGGTGGGGTTGACGATAGACTTATTGCGGTTGTCCATCACTGGAAGCCACATACGATGAGTTACACCTTGCACTGTTACAGCCACATTAACTTCTGCTGTGTCATTGGTCATTCCTGCCGGTGCGCCATACTCATAGGTAGAGTCAGGGTAATGTTCCATCAGGGTCTGCCATGCCCATGCCCATGATAGGTAGGTTAGTTTGCCTTTCTGTTCTACTTTAGCTGAACAGTCGATTGCAGACAGTGTTGCCCATACGGATTTTTTATTAGTCATTCTATTGCTCCTGCTAATTGCATTTGTTCAAGGACATAGCGAGCGCCATATCCAATGTCATAGGCTTGTGACTGCCCTTCTTTGTGGGGATAACCTTCACGGCAATCGAACTCGCCGCGATCCAGGTCATTCAAGTAATCAATATCTTTATCCATTTGACTGCTCTCCGATATAGTATTCAGAGATAGAACAATCTTCTCCAAACCTGTTGGTTACTGTGAGTCTATTAGACTGCACTGGATGACCCTGCTCTCTCAGCTCAAAGATTCTTGCGCCAAGTCTGGTAATGCCTAGCTCTTGGAAGGCATCAAGGGTAGTGATGGTATTGCCACGCTCAAGGTATGAAAGAACTCGATCTGCCTGACTCATTATTCTACCTCCAATCCATGTTGCTTTAACAGAGCATCACGTTGCTCACTGCTTCTGGCAAACTGATTGATCTGTCTACGCATAAAGTAATCTAAATCTTTTTGATGCTCGGCCTTGCGGATAGCTTCTTGTTCTAGCGCATATTGACTAGGCTCTGGCATGATAGGACGTTTCTCATAGTCCTCAATATTATCTGATCTACCACCAGTAATGTCACTCATAAAGCTATTGAAGCAGTCGTCTGGACTGCCAGTGCGGTTGGTGTCTTCGTCTCGATAGTACATATTGCTCTCCTGTTGTTTGAAGTGTCACAATATCAAGATGTTATTTTAATGTCAATAACCTCTTGTAAAATAATTTATATAGTTATACTATGTCACCTCACTAACCAAACCGAGAAACAAAATGGATACTGTTAAAGCAATCAGCTACTACCTAAACCTGCATGGCATGAGCCACATTGAGTTCTCTAGGCTCACGCTGCTATGTCCTGCTACTGTCAGTCTAATTATGAATCGTCACCGCAAGCCCTCTCTCGATACCATGATCCGCATATCAGAAGCTCTGAACATTAAGCTGTCTGAATTTGTGGCGGCTGGTGAATAAGGTGGAGAAGAAGGGCTACTACGCAATGATACCTGCCAGCGTCAGGTATGATAAAAGGCTAAACGCTAATGCTAAGTTGCTCTATGGTGAGATCACTGCTCTATGTAATGAGAAGGGATACTGCTGGGCATCCAATAGATACTTCGCTGAGTTGTACGAGGTTTCCGTACAGTCCATCAGCAAGTGGATAAAGAATCTCAGTGAGTGTGGGTATATCAATATGCAGTTGGAGTATGTTCCTGGCACTAAGCAGGTCAAGCATCGCTACATCCAAATGGCTGATACCCCTACCATAGAAAAGTTTAATACCTCCCCTCCAAAAGTAGAGGGGGGTACCATAGAAAAGTTTCAACCCTCCCCTACAAAAGTTGATGACCCTACCCTAGAAAAGTTTAAGGATAATAATACACTTAATACTACATCTAATAATACAAAGAATAAGGGTCGTTTCACTCCACCCACTTTGACTGAGGTGATCGACCAGTGTAATTTCAGTGGAGCTAACATTGATCCACAGGGCTTTATTGATTTCTATGAGAGCAAGGGATGGATGATTGGCAAGAATAAGATGAAGTGTTGGAAGTCTGCTATCAGAACGTGGGCTAGGAAGGATAAAGAAAAGAAGCAAGCAAGACCTGTTAAACAAAAACAAAAACCAAGTGGCCTGAGAGGTCGCGAAATAACTGAAAGCCTGACTGATACCAGTTGGGCAGACTAATACAGATTAAACTAGGAGAATACAATGGCTAAACGTGGATACGAAAGAAAAGAAACCCCAATGGGCGCAGGTCGTGACCATCCCAACACTAGACTGATTAGGTGGGTAGGTGATCGCACTGACTTGGGTCTGGTAAAGAATGAAACCTACACATGGTCAGAGCTAGGCGCGGCAGTTGGCATTGTTGCCAGTAGTATGCGAGGCCGAGTGAGAGGCGCACCTGAAGTAAGTGACTGCCATATGTGGGCAAATGGTACACGTAAACCCAAAGAAGAATGGGGTATCACTACTATCGTCAGATGCGAGAGCAAGGCAGATAAAATCTCACAGAAACATTTGAGGATGAAGCTATGAGTCTCAATTACAATAAAGACCTGAGCAAGAAAGAAATACAAGCAGCTTGGGACTACGCATTGCTGAGTGGCGCAAAGCATGGGGTCAAAATGTACAGGGTATTCTATGACTTTATGAATGCTATTGGTAGTAACGCGGCTGACCTGTATGGTTTGGACTACAAGAAATATTATGAGCAAGAGTTTCAAGATTTTTTTGATGGCCTTGAGCTTAACAGGTGTCGAGATAGGCAAAGTAATGGCAGGTTAAGTTGCGGTTTTAAAATGAATGATGCTCTATCCTTTGTTGGCGCAAGGTGTTTGCCATTGCAACTGGCATTGCTAGATAAGCGTGTTGATCTTGATGAGATAGTTGCCAACGTCAGACATTACAAGTGGGTAAGAAAGAACCACACTGGCAAAAAGACAAAGAAACGCACTAACGATTCATACCGATACGTTAATCTTAAGAGCCTAACTTTTAAAAACCAATGGAGTACAGTGAAATGACACAGGGTGACTACGTTAAGGTTAGCTCGACCACTGAGGTGGAAGCAAAGCTGAAGCACTTAGAGACCAGGATCAGGGGGTGGAACTACCAGTCCCCTTTGGCTATCAAGCTGATGCCATTCACTGACCCCACAAGTCTCAGTCAGGATGCCCTGTTTAACATTTGGTGCAGGGAGATTGCCGACCAGATGAAAGCTAAGACTCCTAGTGCAGACGCTGAAGCATGGAAGCTGTGGCTCAAGCATAAATTCCTTGGCACATACGCCGTAAAGGTGGGCAGGGAGTCGATAGAGGGTCAGGTCTATGCTACCCCCAAGGGTAAAGCTAAGATGGCTCAGTTCATGCACAGTGTGCTTGTATTTGCAGATGAGAAGTTGCGTGTTAGACTCAGCGTACCGAGAAACTCAGAGTACGTAAAGGTCAGGGAAAATGAGCAAGCTAAAGAATCCAAACAGAAAGCCAAGGAAGAAGCCAACCATACAGCAGGAAGTGGAAAAGGCAGCAGTGCTACTGCAAAAACTCGTTCGTCTAAAGGCGAGCAACAAATTGGGCTTCTGTGAGTGTGTGACCTGCGGTGTTATTAAGCACTACAAGGAAGCTCAAGGAGGCCACTTTTACGGAAGAAAAGAAGTGCTGAGATTCAAATTGTGGGAAGAAAATATCCACCCCCAGTGTGCCGGATGCAACTGGAAGGGTATGAATACCACTAAGATACGAGAGCGATACCGGATGTATATGGAAGATATGTACGGAGTCAGGCGAGTAAAGGCCATGAATAGATTGGCATTCAGAAAGCCGCCCAAGTTTAAGATGGATGAAGTGTTAGAGTTTAAAAAGTACCTGCGAGAGCAGATTAAAATTCAACTGAAGAGGCTAGGCGAATGATTGAGCAAACCCCATTTATCCAGATAGTGTTCGAAGAGATCGAAGAGTACGGACTATACGACCATAAAATAAAGCTGTTCAACCTGATGGAGGCGGCACTTAATGGAATGTGCGGAAAAGCCAGAAAGGAGATCGACGAATTGTGGTTAGAGATTCAGGATTACAAAGAGCAGTTAGCTATTCCACCAACTGAGTCAGAACTATTGGCGCGGAACCCTGACATGGCTGTATAATAAATCCATGGCAGGGTAAGTTGCCGCTTTCTCTGCCTATGTTTGGATATGTAACTGTATGTTTTCCCTTAGTAGTTGTTTGTTTTGCCCCGCCTTGGACTCCTACTCGGCGGGGTTTTTTTTGGGCGTAAAAAAAGGGACTCGAAAGCCCCTTAATGGTTTGCATGGTTACACCTCAAAAGCGTTTTTGTAGAATTTTATTGCATCATCTAAGTTTGTGCTGAAACTACCTAGCAATAATTCCATGCCGGTATAAACCTCATAAACCACACGGCCAGTGATTAAAACAGCGGCAATAGTTGGCGCTCCTTCACTACCCCATTCTTTATCGAAATAATAGGTTGCACATTCGTCATTCGAATACGAACAATCAATAAAACCAGAGTTTAAAAGGTGGATCGCGTCGGTCTCAGCCATTTCTAATTTAACGTCAATATTGGCTTCTACTGATGCAGGAAATTGTTTACCAAGTTTTTTAATAGTGTTAAAAGTTGCCATTGTCTAAGCTCCTAAACTCTTATCAGTTCGTATTGATTTTCAGATTGGATTTTTTTCAATTGTTCCACTGTTAATATTTTGGTTATTTGCTTTTCCATAAAGCAGAATCGGCATTTAAATTTTTTGCCCCATGGGTAAAAGTACAGCTTTGTTTTATTTTCCATTGTCTAAGCTCCCTTTGTATTGACTCTCAGATAGTACAGCTTTTATATACTCGCGCGAAGCGCAAACTCGCGCCCCATTAGATAGCAGGCAAATATCGTAAGGCTCAATCCCTATAATCTGAACCCAATCGGAATCCAGACCATAAAAATTGTCATGCAATTGGATATAGTCACCCACAAATAAAATCAGTGCTTTATTTTCCATTGTTTATAGTCCTATTGATAAAAAGGTGAATGTTACAGCGTAGAATAAACAGGCACCGATACAGGCACCCGCTATTGTTACAGTCCACCCAATCACGCTTGCAATAATATCATTGCGACGATCACGGCGGCGGTCTGCTAGGATTTGGTTTCTTAGTGCGCTATTCATCTTAGAACCCCATTAATAATTTTTTTAGTTGGGGTACAGTGCGCCCCGATATTTGCGCCAGTTGCGCTAGCGTTATATTGCTACTATCAAATAGATAAATGATTTTTTGATCGCTCATTATTATCATCCTTTGTTTTTAGTTTGGTTAGTAAGTATTAAAAAGCCCACTATCGACAATGGGCTTTAAACTACCGGCTAAACCATAGCGGCTAGTTTATTGATGTTTGACTGATTAAAAAAGAATCCATCCTGTAATTCATCTACGGCGCGCTGACCTTTGTTTGATCCTTTACGCTTCAACACTCCAACAGCATTGGAATCATCCTTAAAACGCACGTCCGTATCATCCATATTGATTA